TTACGCCTCTTTAAATTCCTCCTGATTTTCATAGTGGGACATATTTGGGACACAAACCCCCAAAATTGAGTCAATTTGCCGCGCATGTTCGGTTAAATGGTTGGGTGCCAGATGCGCATAACGCCGCACCATTTCAATAGACTCCCATCCTCCCATTTCCTGCAGGACAGACAACGGGACGCCGGACTGGATCAGCCAACTGGCCCACGTGTGTCTCAGGTCGTGAAACCTGAAATCCTCTATCCCTGCACGACGACAGGCTGCATTCCATGCACGTCCGTCATCAACACGCATTTTCCTTACTTCTGGTGTTTTTGTTCCATCCGGTCGGTTGCCTGATTTAAGGTGGACAAAAACCCATTTATTGTTGTTGCCTATCTGCTCCCTGAGCACCCTGCAGGCCGTATCGTTCAGCGCCACCCCAATGGCTCTGTTGGATTTGCTGTCCTCAGGATTTACCCAGGCAACACGACGCTGCATGTCGATTTGTTGCCATTCCAGATTGATGATGTTCGAACGCCTTAGACCGGTTGCCAGCGCAAACCTGACGACCGATTTAAGGGGTTCCGGGCATTCATCAATCAGCCTTTTTGCCTCTTCCACTTCAAGCCACCGGACGCGCTTATTCCTTATCTGAGGGATTTTGATAACCGGCGCTTTCTCCAGCCACTTCCATTCCCTTTCTGCGGCACGAAGGATCGCCTTCATCAGCGCCAGATGTTTTGCTTTGGTTGACGTGGTTACCTGTGTCGCCTGGTATTCCGGTGCCGGCACTCCATTCCGTTGCGCTGCAGCCGCTTTTGCTTTCCATATCTCCAGTTGCTTCCTGTTGCTCATCCGACTGACTGCAGAGTAAATTTTTTGCTCAGTGATATCCTTTAACCGAACTCCTTCAAAGTGCGCCAGCCAGAACGCCATCCGGCCACGATCGTCCTTGAGAGACTTCTTCTCTGCTTTTTCTTCCAGCCAGCGCATGCAGGCATCATCAAACGTTACATCCGGGAAATCCCCAAGCCGCTCTACTCGCCACAGTTCAGCTTTGCGCTTGTCATGTAGCTCATTAGCGAGCCGCTTGTCGGAAGTCCCAAGGCTTTCCTTAATTCGCTTCCCGCCCGGGAGCGAGTACGAGGCGTACCATATTTCACCTCTGCGGAAGATGGACATTTTCGATCCTCTTTATGTTCATCACCCGCGCTCACGGCAACAGTATGCAGCGGCGAGTTGAGGGCCGCAATGCAAGCCTGGCGAGTAGTGAGGTAGGGGGATTTTGGTTTTGCGGGGTCTTTGCGGGTGGCCTGCAGTCTTCCTGACTTGATCCAGTTTGTTGCTGTGGGTCTGGATATGCCGAGCATGGCGCATGCCTCATCTAATGTGATGCTGTATGTCTCCATTGGTTATCTCCAGGCAAAAAGAAACCCGCCGAAGCGGGCTGTATTCGTTGCTGATTCAGGCATCACTCACCGCCTAATCGTCGTCGTTGTCGAAATCAATCCATTCGGCATCATCCGGTATTCCAGGGCAAATCAGTGGATTCGTTGCCTGTAACATTTCACCGGCCGCGCCACTGCGCTGGAGTCGGCGAAGCGCCTCGTACAATTCAAAAGCCTCGATTCGCTCATCACCGATATCCAGTGAACAGGCGAATTCATGAGCGCTTTTTACCAATGCTTCAAGTTGCATTCGAACATCATTGCGAGTGGACATCATTCAGCCTCCTGCTTCGGTGCGGCTGGAGGTTCCATGTAGTACCAGTGCGTGGCGCTACTACAAACCGTCTTAAAGAGTGACGCCGGTACGAATCTGTAACGCATATCTTCATGCGGTGTCGGGGTATAAGCACAAACCCTCCGCTCGCTTTTTGGTTCCGGCATCCGCTCTCTGACCGGTATCCAACCATCCGGGATTGCCGGAGAGTTGTCAGCCAGCACAGTGCGAACAGCCTCAAATGCAGGGGTAACATGCTCAACATCTTCGGTGCATACCGCGTCCAGATTGTTCAATGTGTCCCCCATAAACTCCATGGCCTGTAAAGCGAGAACCAGCGCGTTACGCACATCGGATGGCAACGTGTAAGGCTGGCTTACCTGTTCGGTATTGCCGGACAACTGCTGGCCAATACATTTTACGCGCTTCTTACCCTGGTTATCAGATGGAGCGTCAGGCGCATTCCGTAGCACATTTGCTAACGTATCCACTGATAACGGCTCTGCCTGTAGCCGTGTATTGATGTCGCCTTCAAATACTGGCAATACCCCGACAGCAGCAGCCCAGTTTTTTGCCATTTCAGGGTCGGATGTCTCTTCGGTGTAATCGGTTGTTCGCCAGCCAATCAGCCGCTTCGTCTGCTCTGCCTGTACTGCTGGCGCTGCTGCGGGGTGAAGGGCGCGTATCCCCTCCGCGATTTCAGCCAGGGTTGTTGAGTATTCCAGTTGCGCGTCGTTTCCGAACTCAAAAGTGCTGGTGTCCGGGTCGTATCGCCCGTGCTCATCGTCGTAAGCCTCGCGCTGTGCATCAACCCATTTAGCAGCGGCCTCGATGCCATCCGGTACGCTCGTAACTTGCGGGGCTGCGTAGAGTGGTATTGATTTGGTCTTGCATCCATCAACCTTCGGTGGTTTTTCTGGCTCCATACAAACCCCACGCATCCCTATAAAACCTGATGCTTCAGAAATTACCCAGTATTGCCACGCCACAGGCTCAGCGGCGGCGCGGTACTGCTGTAGCTCGTCAATTCCGCCGTTGAGTATGAATTCCCCGAATTCTGTAACCTCATGGTATCCCGGACGAACCTGACGCAGTGCGCCGTATTGAGATAGTCTCGTGATGATGTTTTTTTCTACGTCATGCCCGCCTGCGTCCGGGTCTTCGCAGCACTCGACAAATCTTCGGAGCGCCGCCATGTCGTCAGAGGTAAATTTCTCAATCAGGTCTGATACGCGTTCGTTGATTGTCATTCCTCGTCCTCCACCTCGACCACGGATTTTTCGCCGTTAACCCAGCCATCGTCATAGTCAACTTCGCCAGGCGTAACGCAGCGCGCCGCATGCTGAACATCGCTCCAGTTCATGTTATTGGCAGCCCAGTCCTCAATTTCATATTCTGACGCCCTGAATAGCGGCAGGGTGTCCTCTGCCAGGCTGCGTTGAATGTCGCCGCCGAATTCTTTCGCGTAATAATCAGCGCGGTTGGTTGCGATAATCTGCACCGGCACAGCCCATACACTGTTATCTGGCATTGTGATGTGAAGCTCTTTGTTGAATAAACTCATTGCAGCACCGCCTTTTTCCCGTGCTTAACCAGTTCCCCGGCATCAATGCCGACATTCAGCCAGAAACTGAGGGCCAGTAAGATGTCATCCTCATTTTTACAGTGGCAGGCATTCACAAATTCCTGCACCGTTTTAACTGCCATCTTCGTCATCTCTTCCTCGGTCAATCTAGGTGGCAGTGATACGCGTTCGTTGATTGCACACATTATTCATCGCCCCATTCGTCATAAAAAAAGTCGTCAACGCGCTTGTAAGCCTCGTATGCGGCTTCGATTTCCATCTCTGTGATATCGAACGATTTGCCATTAAGTTCGACCATGCATTCAAGAGCCTCGCCCCAATCTTCTAGAGACGCATTTCGTTTTGTTGCGCTAAAGTCAGCCATATCCCTCACCCCTCCACCGTTAAATTGATGCCAGCCGCCGCGCAGGCTTCCTGGAAAGACGCAACAACATCCGCCACAATCCCGCAGTAAACAGTTTTTGCGCCTAAAGACATTGGGCCTGGCGATTCCGGCAACTTCACAGTGACCGTCCGCGCTTCCAGTTCAGCGATGCGCTGTAATGCTTCCCGCTTAGCATTCGTTTCCGCCTGAATAATTCTGGCCAGTTCGTTCATGCTGATTGTTCGCTCGTCTGTCATTTCAGCGATGCGCTTATCTTTCCGCTCCAGCTCATCAAGCAGCGCTGCGTAATCACTGTAAAAAACAAAATCCCCCTCCGGGTCGTTATAGTGAATATCCTGACGACCGTAGCCGTCTACAGAATGCCGCGCAACATCTTTCAAATTTGCCGCCACTTCGCGCAGTTGCGCCAGTTGTTCTGCTGTCATGGTCATGCTGCACCACCTTCAACACGTTTAAACTCAATCACCCAAACCCGCGGATTGTGACTGAATGACTGCTCTGGGTAGATGGAATCCCACAATTGGCGGAACCACAGCCATTTATCCATGCTGCCACCGTACGGCTCCGGGTTGGCTGGATATCCCTCTTTCGCTGCGTCTTCCTGGCTAATGCTGGCGAGGCGCTCAACGCGCACATCGGTAATCTCCAGCAGAATACGGCTGGCCCAGCGTGGCATGTGAATTGATGGACGCCAGCAGCAATGCAGATTATCGTCAGCGTCGTAAAACTCTGGCGCAGGCTTCCCATCAGCCCTGTAAACACAGAAATCTGGCTTCTCAAATTTAGAGCTGTCTTCGAGATACGCTTCCATGTGTTCGTAATCGAATAGCGGCCCCTGATAGGTCTCGCGCACCCAGATTCGATCGCCGGGCTTACCGAATGGGCAATGTTCACGGTAATAGCTCTGGCTATTTTCATGGTCTATTCCACATTCCACCGGGTAGCATTCACCTATCTGAGAGCCTAAATCGATAAGGTTAAGATGGCGCTCACTGATAATCCGCCGCGTCTGTGTCTTCCGCCCATCGAGAATGGCGCGCACCATTTCGCCGTTAAAAATCATTCCGCGCTCTTTCATACCTGGCTCCCGCGAAGCTGTGCTGCGTACAATTCAACCCACTCGGCCATTTCCACTGCGCCCTTCATCTGAGTATCGCTATTGCGTCTGGCGAGCCATGCGCAATCCTGGAATGTTCTGCCAAAGCGGCGCTCTACCTCCTGTTTTGCTGCCTCGAAAGTCGCGTCAAGAATTGCGTCACGCTGTTCGTTCACCCATGCGTCCGTGGCTGGGGTTTTGATGTCGTCGAGTGCGTCAAATACCACATCGAGCACGGCGTTTTGAGCCTGCATATCGGTAGCAGCCATATGACCGTGCCCGCCGCCTACCAGGCTGGATTTGATTTCTTCCAGCACAGACCTGAAGTTTTTAATATTTGCATTCTCAACAGCCAGCGCTTCACTACGCGCACTCTGCACGTCCAGGGCCGACTGGAGTTCAGCGAATTTGCGTACCAGATATTCCGCGTTGGTTTCATTGACCAGCATGTCGCCAGGCAAACACTTGCCTTTCAGAAATCCATCCATTTCGTGCAATTTCATTTTCGCGCTCCTTTAATCATCAGGCTGATGTAGCGGTTATCATCCGGGCCGGGAAAACTGTGGCGTTTGAGTAACTCCGATTTGTCTGGCATAGGCTTTACTCTGTGGCGGGCTACTAATTCATTAGGGGATATATCAGGGTTGTAGGATTGACCAATCATGATGCTTTCTCCGTAACCCGCTTAAGCGCTGTGTTTAGCTCTTCCGCATAACGTTGGGCTTTGAACGGGTTTCTGATGATTCTGTTGTTTGGAGTGCGCCAGCCTCTGCCGTTTATGGAATAGGGGAGGGTGACCGCACCGACACGAATGAAGTCATTTGGGTGTTTCATACTGGATTCGCTATTTAATTAGCAGAGAGGGCTTTCCGGTTTTAATGACTGCGCCGGGCACTTCATTACCAGCTTCCAGTTGGTGTTTTATGGCTAATTTGTCTGGCTTAATGATTGTGTCAAATTCGACGAATTCAGTCGGAAGTTGCGATGCATCAGTAATTTCTACACATCGAGAAGGTTTCCTGACAGTTACCTGATGAAGGCCTGCGCGAATGGATTTCTTTCCGGCTTTTTCAAGCGCTGTTGCGATATACGCCTTGATACTGTCTACTTTGTTATTAATTGATGCCGAGCGTTCCTGAAGCTTTTTAGCCTCTTCCCTGAGGCGTTCTGAATATCCACTTTCGTTTTTGCAGATGGCAAGAAGCTGCTCCACCTTGTCCGCCAGTTCTCCTTCAATCCCTTCAAGAGTGTCGGCTATCATTTCTGGTTCAAGGTCAGAATCCAGAAGCCTGGCGTAGTCATCAGCAATCTCATACAGCTTGCTCATTTGTCGCCTCCAGTTTCACTTTGCATTCTGCGTAAATAGCCTGGATGTTTTGCTGCAACTTCATGCCGCGAGTTAATTTGAATGCGTCGGCAAAAGTACGCTTCAGCTCATCCATGCTTTCTGCCATTTCCATTTGGTCGCAGAGTTCAGTGGCTTTATCCATAACCTCCTGCTGGCGTTGACGTTCAGTTTCCTGAATGTCTTCATCCGGCACATGAGCCATTACCGGCTCCTGATAAATCCCTTCATCTTCGTTAAGAAGGTGAATGGCGTTATCCAGACGCGCCGCCTTGGGCCAGTATTTACTTGCGCGTTTAACGATGGTCTTACGCGCCATCTCTTCCCAGAAGTTTTTCCACGGGCCATTTTTGGCTTTGCTGGTTGCCTCAGTCGCCTTGATTTCCGCAAGGCTCATCTCTTCCGTGAGATAGTCACCATCAGGCGTTTTCACTGTGCAGTAACCGCCGACAACGTCTCCACGGTCACCAAAAGCGTTGTATTTGTGGGTGGGTGCAAGGTCGAGTCCGTTGGATTCGTATGTGTCGTTCGCATAGACAAGTTTGCACTGACCCCATTTGATCGAACCGGCTGACTGCGCCAGATGCAGCAGGCCCATGTAGCTGATATCAAGGCAAACCATCCCGTCACGCGGGACGAGGTAAGCAAGCTTGCTGGCTGGGTTCAATGTGATACCGATGGCCGCCACGTTGATAATGGCGTTCTGCGCACTGGTCGGGTTGGAAAGTGCGGTTTTAGCCAGGTAATCGTTTTTCTGGAATAGCTGAATGGCAAACTGGCTTTCCTTCGCCCAGTTAACAGTTTGCTCTGAGAGGGCTCCACAAAATAACGGTTCCTGTTTTTTGACAAACTCAACGATATTGAAGCTCATCATGCCGCTCCTTTATAACTGTGCCTGTTCATGAAAATACCCAGCGCGTATTCCCATTTAACGCGCTCCTCAATAAGCGCGATAAACGACGCCTCAAGCGCCTCGCCATCTTCCATGATGGATACCGCATCCTTTGTGAATTCGTCGGGCTGGAAGTCGAGAAGGGCGCTAATTAACGGGTTGGCTTTGGCAGCCAGTCGGTCAACCTGATTGCTGATTTGCTCGTTATCGTAATCGGTCAGTGTCGCGACAATCTGGTCGAGTTCCTGACGTTCTTTAAATGAGAGCTTCATTGCTGCTTCTCCTGTTCTTTCTTTTCAGGCTTTAACAGGTCTTTCATCAGGCGAATAAACGCATCGTCTGACCAGTCTTTAACAGGCGTATTCATTTCTTTCTCCGGTACCACGGAATATTCACCGCTTTGCGAATTTGCTCGTAGGCCGACATCCACATAACGCCGTCACCCAAATAACGGGCAATAACGGCCTTGTTCTGGGCTGCTTTAAGTGCTGCGTGGTTTATTTGCATAACGACCTCAACTGGCACATTGCGGCGCGGATAAGCTGGCGAACTTTGCGGTGTAATTCAGATTCAGGCGGGTAATAAGCGGACATGACGCCGCTACCCGCGAGCTGTAAGTGCATCATGGGGTAGGTTCCTTTAACTGGATTGATTAGTAGTTAATTCGTGTATGCGGAATTAATTCGTCTTTAATTGCGGTGAGAATTTCAATCGCCTGTTCCGGCTTAATTTCGATAACTGCCAATTCCGTCATAGCTATCTCCTGAAAAACGATTGTGGACATTCCGGCGTTATGTATCCGCCATGGGTGGTTATTTGATTGCTTGATTAATAAGTGATGTGGTGCAAAATGCGATCAGCGCAACGGAAATACTCTGGAGACCAAATGCTGATTAATAAAAAACTATCGAGCCCGATGTATCCAACGATAGAGATGGGAAGGCGCTCCAAGAGAAATCACTGGTTTGTGAGAGAAAAGGATAGTGATCAGCCCTACGATCAGTCTTGGTATGACTGGTGGAAGTCACGCTCTCTGGGTTTAGCTAAGAATGGACATATTGCTTGGCGTTCTACGTGTATAGCAAAAAATGTTCCTGATCCATTCAACCCACCGAATGCATTTGAGGTTGACTTCCAGGCGCCTGACGGAAAGCTATATCATCTGGAATTCAAGCTCGCACCTCACGGCCCGAATAAATAATGGGAAAATGAAAAAGCCGCCTGAGCGACCTTGGAAAAATAGTTACCGGGATGTTTAGCCACGCCCGGCGCGTGATTTCCTTCACTTTCCACAGCCAAGGAAGGGCTTAGACTGGAGTTTCCACAGTCAAAAAGGATTTGTTTTCTATGAGTACGCAGACTTTAAAAATTGCCTGCCCTGATTGCGGCAGTGAGCTGATCAGTCGTCCCGACGATTTTGACTTTGATAATAACTTCGTTGATGTCAGTTGCGCTAAGTGCGGAAGACCCATCAGTAAAGACGACGTAATCGAACAGGCTACTGCCGCGGCTAAGAAGAAGTTTGATGATATGATCAGGAAGTCCCTCAAAGGGCTTTAACTGTTCAATAATTTCGTTTAGCTGATTAACCGCTTCACTGGCGTCTATGGTTATAGATGCCTTTTTAAATCTCTCCATACCTACCTCGCTGTAACGCGCTCTGCTATTTAAGTTTCTCGATAACCATTTCTAATGCGGCAATATGATTTTTGTAGGCTTTAATGCGCCCCCGTTCCAACCACGACGTCACCGCCATGCCGAGAAGCCAGCCAACGCATACGCCAAGCCAGTAATCTTCCATACCTACCTCGCTGTAACGTTATTTGATTTACGATGCCCTGCTGCGTACATCGCTACTTCTGGCAGGCAGCATGAGCCTTCATAGCGCTGAACCTGTGAAGTGATAGTCACCACCTCAGCCCGCATCGTTGGCTTGCGTTTGCACTGCAACTCAACACGCGCCGGGGTAGGGCGATGCATCACTTCTGAGCTGATAGCGGCTTCACTCTGAAGGTGAGCGCGGCGCTCACGTCTACGAGCTGCCGACGAACCGTTAAATGCTGTTCTGCGTGACATAGATACCTCCTGAGTGAACTTTGGTGATGCGATGCCAGGCGCTTATCTTCTGGTTGCCTCGATGGACTGCAATTCGTCGCATCCCAAAGCACACGCTTTGGTACTAATTGGCTTTGCAGCCACGTAGGTGAATCCATCACCGTTGTAGAAAGAGCGTGTTGTCCGTTTCGTTTTCGCCAGCGTCCTGCTGATGGATATAATTTAAGACAACTTAAATTTTGCGTCAAGCGCGATTTAAAGAAAACTTAAATAATTTTTTCGTAAGCTTAAATGCTCTGGTTGTTCGATGATGTTGTGATAGCTTGTGATGGTCAAAATCTGAGCGGAGATTAGCGATGGATTACGAAGAAATTGCACAGCAACGCTATCAGGAGATGTGCCGCATAGTTGGCGATGTCGTTTTTGCTATGGTTGCTCAGGGGCATGAAACCAGAAAGGTGGCTATAGCTGACGTGATAAGAACAGAGCTGGCAAAAGGGATAGATAAGTGGGATGAAGACCAGTTACAGGTCATGGCGCTGGCAGTGAAGTTGCTGGAAGAGTAGGGGGATCGGGGTGGTGACTGGTTGGCCGAAACTGGCCCGTGTTAAGAGCGTGATAGTATAATAATCAATTATTTACGCTGACAGAAGGGTGGTGGTCGGATGGGGATCGGCAGGCAATAAAAAACCCGGCGCGGTGGCCGGGTTAAATTGCTTGTCTGGCAAATTGTACTATTGATGCTTCATCTCTGTGCTCTGTGTGATTAATACCATTCTCATCGAATGTCTTACGAATTTCACGCATCGCTTTTACCTCAATGTCACTTGGCTGGTAAGGCGAATCTATTGTAAACAACACACTAGAGATAGATAAAATTTTCTCACTGGCGGCGCGTAGAATCTTTGCCGTCCAAGAGTCGCAGTGCTCCATCATTTTTTCTGGCTTGTCCTGCGTGAATGCCAAGGGTTTGATAGCACATAAGATCTCACCCTCTTGACGAGCGACAAATGGTAAAGAAAAGCGCGTCAACTCTCCGCCAAGTGTCTCTTTTTTAAAAGCATTTTTGAGATCGCTATAATGACAGAAACGATTCTTAAGTTCCCTTGTCAAGATAGCTTCACGAGATTCTTTTGTCACTTCTGAATGGTTTACAAACTTATTAAAAAGTCTATCCGTCATTTCCTGAGGGCATTCAGACATTACAACTCTCGCGGGACTAAAATGAATGATGGATTCCTTTTTACCAATTAAGTAATTGAAAAAATTTGCTAATTTATCAGGATTGCTAAATTTATAACTTTGTTCTTGGGCAAACTTTAGCTCTCTTGCAATTGCATCTTTCGCATGAGGAAAAATTATTTCATCTTGGAAAAAATTTTTTACTCTTGCATTGTTACCTTGAGTCAGTTGAAAGTGAAACTGCCCTAATTTTGGGGCACAAAGAACCACACCGACGTTAGCGAACTCTTCGGTTTCTGCATATGGCGCATATCTAATAATGCTATATAGGCATGGTGTGGTCATTTTATATTACTCCAAAATTCTCTGTCGTTTACTCTGTTTAGGCAGCTTATTATCTCGTTCAACATCAGTTCGCGTTCTTCATCAGATGAAAACCACTCATCCGGCACCTGATTAAAATTCTCCTCAACTGAACCAATAGCAGCGTTTGCAAGATCCATCAGTTCGGGTTCATCAAGTATGTCGAACTCCCATTTTCTTCCTTTTGCAGAATACACGTGGACCTCATACTCATCATCAGTCGTATCCTGCGCGAACGCTAGATTATGGTCAATCAGGTAATACCTATTGTTGATAGCATCAAAAATTATATTTACATTCCCACCGATGTCAGTCAGTGATCGGTCTGCATTGTTTATCCATCGATCAAAAAAGAATATTTTCTTCTGATCCTGTACGTTTACAGCGTTGCGGGCTTGTTGAATATTTATGGTTGAGGCTCTTTCAACAAAGCGAGTAGCAAATGCAGGGCCAGGCGAAAGTTCACCGCGTAAATCAGGCATGAATTCGATTATTTCTTGACCAACATCTACAATGCAGAACTCTGGGCAAGACAGACCTATAGCCCTGGCAAGATGAGCAGAAATGTATTCTGCTACAAGCTCTTTTTGCCGAAGTTTCGGCTTGCCTTTAACTATGTAAGCCAGCCCATCTTGGCAAGTGCAAAGGAACGGCTTAGTCATCCCGTCGTTCATGCGTCTAGTATAGGCTGTAACTTGTAGATAGTTATTTTGCAAAATCTGCTTTCCCTAGAGATAGAAACTAAATTTTGATACAGGAAAAATTCAAACAAGTGCATAGCGTTTACACCTGAACGCATCTGAAACACCTAGAACCATCTATGCGCCGAGGATAAACCACTTACCTCTACTCAAAGATATCCTCAGGCCACTAAACCAGCCGCATCTTCGTCTCTACAGCCACGCCTATGATCCGGCAGTTGCCGTTGATGTGTACCATGGGCCAGCTAGGGTTCAAACCTTTCAGGTAGCGAACGCCGCCATCGATTACTAATTTTTTGAATGTCGCTTCGTTTGAATCAGAAAGCTTAGCGATTACCAGGCTTCCGTTCACTGGTTCGCGCCCAGTATCGAAAAGAACAAACGTACCTTCAGGAACGCTCAGGCCTGCGGGTGCTGTCATGGAGTCACCGTCGACCTGTAACCAGAAAGCTTCTCCCTGAATATGAGCATCAGACTCAAGCCACAGGTCTATATCTCTTAGCGTGTAAGGCTCGCAAGCTTCACACCATGCTCCAGCCTGTACGTTACTGAGAACCGGGTATCGAATCCCGCGAACATATGGCCCCGCAAAAACCACATTGGAACCAGCCTGTTCACCATGCAATAAAAAGGCAGGCGTGCATTGCAATGCCTTTGCCAGTGACAAAAGATTATCCCCTCTAGGCTCAGTCTCGCCTCGTTCCCACTGTGAAATTGCCACATTAGAAACGCCGACCATCTTGCCTAAAGTCGCCTGATTAATTTTTAGCTCTTTGCGTCGCGCTTGAATACGATCGCCCATCGTGAATTTTTCCATAGTTAAGACATCTTAAATGTACTTGACTTAAGTTTCCTTTAAGCGATAATTTAAGTGTTCTTTATTTTCGGAGCGAGTCCATGTTTAAAAAAGATGTTATTGACCACTTCGGAACCCAGCGAGCGGTAGCAAAAGCTTTAGGAATTAGCGATGCCGCCGTTTCTCAATGGAAAGAAATCATCCCTGAGAAAGACGCCTACCGACTAGAAGTCGTTACTGCTGGTGCCCTGAAGTATCAAGAAGCTGCTTACCGCGCAGCCGCTTAATTACCATGCTCTTTTCACAACGGACATGACGTCCTACGTCGCTGCAAAGCGAATCCAAAATCATTAAACAACTATGCGTCACCCGTTATGGGTGTGCGCTCATTAACTATTCACTAATGGAAATACTACGAAATGGAACACGCAAACAAACGCAATGAGGCGCTCCGCATTGAGAGCGCATTGCTCAACAAAATCGCATTACTCGGTACAGAGAAAACAGCCGCAGCTGTAGGTGTGGATAAAGCGCAGATTAGCCGGTGGAAACGAGACTGGATACCCAAGTTTTCGATGCTTGAATCGCCACGGATAATCTAG